CTTGGCCAAGGCAACCGGAGGCAGCGTGTCCGAAGCAAAGTCTGCAAACTTTTCCAGATCTTCCGCCTGGGAAGCTTGCGTAACGGAACCGCTGCCGGGCAGGTCTGCGACCGTCGCCAACTTTCCCGAAGCCGCCGCTGCGTCGGACAACTGCTTGCGCGCCGCCGCTTCCCGCCGCGTCTCTAGGTACCGCATCTGCGTCATCTGCAAAGTCTGGGCTGCCTGCGCCTCCGCCTCTGCTGAAGTAGCCTGTGCTTCACTTAGCCTAGCATCAGCCACGCCTTTCATAAACTTCGCGGGCAGCATCGCCAGATCCCCGATCTTCTGCTGGGCGCTTAACCCCGCATCTAGGGACTGTCGATTAGCTTCTTGCTGGGCCAGTATGCCAGCTGTGGCTCCGTATAGAGGCATTTTAACCCCCCCTCATATTGTTGTTGATCAAGTACTGCTGCAACCAAGGCGGCATAGTGTTCATGCCTGTGCCGGAAGTGTTGCCCGTCGCACCGGCTCCGATCTCCGCCATCCCCGCCATCGCTGTGTTAATACCTTGCTGCTGGCCAGACAGCGCCGTCTGGTATCCCGCCGCTGGGTTAAACCCGACACCAGCTGGCGCGCCAAGAGTCTGTATCCGCTCGTTCTGATACCGCAGAGCTGCATTAGCTGCTGCAGATGCTGCGAACCCGCCGGGCTGCTGTGCCGATGTGCGAGCTGCGGCTAGCTGCGCCAGCTTAAACCCAGGGTCGCTTGCTAGGTCGCCTCGAATCACGCGCTGCAATTCCTGGCCTGCCACAGCATTCCCGCCCTGGGCTGTCCAGGGAGCCGATCCCCCGATCGCCTGCTGTGCTAGCTGCTTCTGCTGATTCGCCTGGTACATACCATATAGCCCTGACGCGACTTTTAACGCCGTGTCCGTCCAGTCTCGCCCACCCCCGCCTTGCTGCGAACCTGCCTGCCCACCGCCTGCCTGAGCTGATTGTATGCCTGCTGCCATCGGACTGCCAGCCCCAAACGGCCCGATACTAGCTTCCTGACGAGCTGCCTGGCCAAGTGCCTCGCCCATAAGACCCTGTCCGAGTTGGGCGCCCGCTGAACCTGCGAGTTGGGCGCCTGCCGCACCTGCGATATCCCCGCCTACCGCACCTGCGACAGTCCCGCCAACCATTCCAGCCCCCATCATCCCGGCAGTGCCTGCAAGGTAGCCTATGGGGTTCTTGGATGTAGCAGCTCCGTAGCCAATATTCGCCACTTGGCCTACTGGCCCCAAGGTTCCAAGCAGAGCCTGCACCCCTGACTTCACCGGGTCCCTTGACATAGCGATATTAGCTAAACCGCTGAGCCCTGCTGTAATAGGGTTAAAGCCCGCGAGGAAACTCATAGCCCTCTGCGCCTTTGACCCCCAGAACCCAGGCTCCTCTCGCACTCCAAAACCGTTGTTTGCCTGGGGGGTACTCAGCCCGTACCCAGCTGCGGGTCCGCTAACCTGCGCCTGCATCCCCTCGTAGCCGGAAGGCTGGAAGCCGTAGTTCGTCTGGCCAAGTTGACCAAGACTGAACTGAGAAGTCAGCCCATAATCCGGAGTCAGTCCATAGTCCCCGTAACCTTGCAGACCAGGGATCTGGCTGCCTAGCCCCCCGCTAATGTCATACCCGCCTGGGTTGATGCCGTAGCCAGGCTGATCCCCGAAACTATACCCAGGCGATGTATCCGGCTGAGCAGTCAATCCTTGGTTCGAGAAACTAGTATCGGGCAGGCTGTAGTTAGCCCAGCCTCCGCCACCGCCGGAAGAAGTGCTCCTTCCAAAGCTTGCCCCGTTTACGCCTTCTGCGGCGCCGCCGTAAGAATCTGATCCGTAGCTCATAAAGCTCCTTCGTTTGTTAGTAAATAGTCGTTACTCTAGCAATAAATTATTACGCAGCTGCTTGCATTATCACCCAATTAGTCCCGTTAGAGACTAGTGTAGCCCAGCTACCTATGGCGCCTGGAAGAATTGCGGCGCTGACTGCACCCCCTCCCTTCGGGACTACGCTGCTTGTCGCAGAGCTAAGGGTGAAGGCCTGGTAGTTCTGAAAAGTCAACGAGCGCCCCGGGAAAGATGCAGCTGCGGGAAGGGTTACAACGCAAGCAGATGCTTTGTTGTTTATCAACCAAGTCTCGCCCACAGCTACGGTAAAGTCAGCGGTCTTGGTAACGGGCGCTGACGGAGTAAGGTAATCTCCCGCAGGTTGCTTCCCGTTGAACGTACTCCAATCTGCTGCACTTAAAGCCCCGCGATGAGTCGCTGAAGCTGTAGGTACGTTAAGTGTTATAACCGGAGTAGTTGTACCGCTCGCTACCGCAGAATTCAGATTTGTTCCCGCCGTACCTAAGACAAGCGCAGAGACTGAAGTAACTGTCCCCCTACCAGCTCCTGTAGTCCCTAGATTCTGGCTCAGGTCTAAAAACCACTTCAGCCAGATAGGGTTGAAGATGCTTTGCTTCGTCCGCTTATCCTCAATCACCGGCATAGCGTAGGTGGGAGGCGGCTGGAACTTTGTAATGGCCATCAGAGTGTCCCAATGTCCAGCTGGAGTTCAATCGCCTGGATGCGGAGACGCGTATCGCAAGCGTGGCGGATATGGGTAGCCCTGCGAAGGAAAGTGCCGCAATTAGTCAGCGTCGATTTCGGCACATTCATATCTACAAAGCGGAAGTTAGTCCACTTATCTGGAACGTAGTCGGCGTCATTGAAACGAACTTGGAGGACGCTGCCAGCTGCACGGTCGCCGATAAACTCCATCATGGTAACCTGCTTTCGCCTGCGCACATCGCCATCATAGTTCGGTGTGTAGAGGTCTACTGTAATAACCTGCCCGTCGTCGGAAGTGTATTCTGAATCCATCTTGTACAACTTTCCATTCGTCTCGTGCTGGAGGACACGGCCAGTTCCTGCCAGGTAGGTGTTGGCGATGCAGGGAAAATAGTCCCCAGTAGGCCCTGTCCACTGGCTCCACATTCTATCGGCTAGGTCGTAGACTAGGGTCAGGTTATTGTTTTTCAGCGTTAGCCCGTAGAACCTGTGGCCTTCGTACTTCAAGCCGAAGGAGGCGACGGAGCTAAAATCAGCCTCTCCGAGCAAGCGCTCAATCGCTTTGGTAGACACGACGGTCGGTTTGAGATTCTCGACTAAGATTACCTGTGCAGTGGAAGATCTGTTTGTCGCAAGCCAGAGCAAAATACCGTCAATTTCCTGCACGGTATCTGCGCTTACACAACCGTAGTTGATCTTAGCCCCCTGCACCGGCGCGAGAGGGGAGGCACCGGGAGGATTCTGCGCATCGTAGAACACCTCGGTTGACCACTCCTTAAGGGCGAGGACGTAGACCAGCTGCTTCGCCAGGCAGACGCCTGCATCCGGCTCGATCTGCGCACCGATAGTATTGAGCAAGTCTACCCACAGATCCGGCCTGTTCATTCCTACGGCTGTGTCAGAACCGTGAATGTAGGCATCTTTTCCCATGACATAGGTAGTTCCGTCAAGATACGCCCAGCCCTTGACCCACTCGGCAGGGAAGTTGCTTGTAGTCGAGGCGGTTCCGTCCCCAGTTCCTGGCCCTGTCGCGGTAAAGACAACGCCGATTGTGTTACTCGCTGCGCCGATCAAGGTGAAGTTTGTTGTTCCAACAGTCAGAATTGTGTACTCGACTCCGGTGATAAAGTCTCCTGCCGTAACTGTCGCCGTGGTAAGAATTGGCGTGAGTGTAGTCCCATCCCAGTTATAAGCGGCAAAACCATTTCCAAGCTGCAGACGTGGCGTATCGCCGAGACTTGAAGACCACTGATACACACCGTGCGCAGAGTCGACTGTCCCGATCTCTACGTCGTCTTTATACAGCTTATCGGCGAAGACCGAGTAGATATTCCCCTGCCAGTTGTACACGCCCAGTCCTGCGCCTACGTGTGTTACGCCGTACTGTAGCAGCCCCGGCCGCTTATAAACCCAGTACTGCTTCATCTTATCATTCAGCTCTACATACCCATTGATAAGTTTGGCGTCTTTCCAGGTACTCTCGTCCCGGTTCTCGGGCTCGACTACGAGGGGGAGACGCTGGGGAATAGCAACTGACTGCGCTTGGGCCATTATCTGAACCCTCCAGCTGTGTACTGGCTACGCCCATCAGGGGTGAAGCGCGTCGGTGCGTCCTCTACGTCCCAGTCTTCCAGCATCAGCCGATACGCCGTAGCACGGGCCTGGCACCTGTCCATAATCGCCTGAGGCTGACCAGTCGCCAGCTCGTCCGCGAGCGCCCATCGCAGGGCAATCCTCCACTCAAGCGGAAAGTTCATCGTCTCTGTCAGTGTGATGAAGTTTGTAACCTGGTTCTGCAGTACCAAGTGGGCTGCCCCTGTCGCTGCAACCGCGTCGGGGATCAGCCAGAAGAACACACTGAGCTGCGTCTGTTGCTTGTCGACGAAGTAAGAATTGATCTGTCCTGTCTGACTGACCTGGCTCAAACGGACGTACTCACTCCACGCCAGAGGAACTAGTGGACGTCGGATTCCGTTTACGTCAGCGTAGTAAGCGTCGATCACTCGAGGCGGTTTGGCCATGACCATACTCCCAGCTGGGCCAAGGGTGTATGTTCCCGTCCCTGCGACCAGTGGCACAGTCTTATCTTCATTCAGCCAAAGCTTTAACCCCTGCGTCTGAAACAGATTTACAATGTCCGTCAGTTTGCGCATCCCCATAACGGTCTGCTCTGAGTTGGGGACTTGCCCTTCCTGGGTCAGCCCCGCGTCAAAGTACGCATCGCTGATTATAGATACTGGCGTATGGTTATTTGGAGCGGTCATAAAAACCCTTAGTTAACGCAGCCCGATAAAAATGCCGGAGAGTCCCATAGCTGTCCTTAGTTAAGCGCGACTATACTAGTCGCTGTGGTGGAAGTTGCAAGAACTTGCGTCACTTGTACGGGGAGGATAGTGCCAACTTGAACCGCAGTGAAGAGGACAATGTTATCATCCTCCGCCATACGGACGTTAATGTTTCCGGCTCCTCCAACATACAGCCCCCTGGTAGTGGGAAAAATAGTTGAGTCGCTTGGGGTGACAGCGAAAGCACTATGGGCAGCTACGGTCGCGTCGGCAGTTCTGTAAGATCCTGACATGATATTCCTTTAGTTGGTTAAGGGAGGTTGTTAATTGGCGCGGGTTACGGGATCATAATCCACGCCAATAGGCAACCTTACTTAGGCGCCCGGAGTCCCATACACTCCACGAGGGTCTGTACAGCCCACGCTGAAACGCATATAGCTTGCAGCCTTAGCGTTCTTAGTGTCAAAGTCGTTGTCCTGATCGAACATCGGCTCATCGCGCCAGAACATGGTCATGCCATTCGGGCAGTTTGTACGGATAAACCACGCATCCACGTCTTGGAAGTAGTGATTCATCTTAATGCCGTCAGGGAATACATTAGTCGCCTTCAACACGTTGATATTGTTGTTAGCTGTAGTTCCTGATTGCAGCACCGACTGGAGAATGCGGTTAGCATTGTACCAGTTTTGGCGAGACACGTGCAGCGACTTGGGCATGATGTTGATCAGCAAGCCTGTGTCGTTGGTAGCACCCATGATCTGGATAGTCATGTCTTCGATAGA